ACACCGTTTGTATGTACACCGGCTGTTTTCGGGTAGCCATCGTTCCGGTCAAGGAAGAACGTTTCATTTGACAGCAACACCCTTGCATTGTAGGTAAATAGATCAAATGCAGTAACTAATGCAGCCCGCATTCTGTAAATATTCCTTATGAACTGATCCTGTGGGTATGTTGCTTCGTCATAGTTAGCATTCCACCCTGCACCGGTGTTTTCGGAAATAGTAGGCAATCCAATGATTACCTTCAAATTTGCATCATAATTAAGAAATGCAGTTATAAGTGTTTTAGCCGGATTGATAACATGGCTGGTCAAATAGCTGTCTGACATGGAAAAACTACCCGGCAGAAACATATCATTAACACCGAACCGAATCCAAACATAATCAGGTGTAGCAAGTGAATTGTTGGCAAAATAAGCGGATACGTTGAACGCCCCTGAAATGTATAGGGGACTGCCGGAAGTCATTATAGTTTCGTAGCTTCTTCCGCTTACCCCCTCATGCTTGACCGTTGTTCCCTGCGAACCGATAAATGTTACTGTTGGCACTAGGGCAGCATCCATGCCTGTTGCCATATCAGCATGACCTAAATAGACCAGACTATCACCAAGCATTAGGATAGAAACAGCACCTGATTGGGCTGCAATGACATTAAATGTTATGGTTCCCGTTTCAAATACAGTCCCATCCTGTTTAAAGACAATGGACAATGTATGTTCGCCAATGTCACCAGACACAGGGGTTATGGTGTAATTGTTCCCAGAAGCTGTACCGATGTCACAGGTATATTCAACGGTCAATTCATTTTCGATAGGCGCATTGATCAGCTCGTCACCGTACAATGTCACTTCACGCCCTACAGTCAAAGGGACAGATGCCGGAACTGCAAAAAATGGTGTTAAAGCCCATTCGGGCAAAGGGTTCACATTTGACCCAATGGAATCCTTTTGCAGTCCGAATCCTAATGCAAGGTTCATGGTTTAGTAGTATATGTAAATTCCGGTTGCAGTTGTCCCTGTTGCGTAAATCCGTTTCGCACGGAATTTAGATGTTTCACCGGCTGCATAAGCACGGGTTTGACCGGCTGCGCCCTGAATAGGGTCAAACTTCACATTTCCGGCTACGGTTACAGAAAAATAACCGGCATTCGGTAAGTTATCCGTATTCGATGGGGTGCAGGCATCAGTGCCATTACATACTCCGTTACCTGTTGGATATTGGGTGTTATCAAGTCCTTCCATTGTTTAGTCTCCTATTGCGTTTATGGTTGATCGCCTGACCGGGACATCCGGGCAAACGTAAGCATCATCAAGGTTGTTCAATCTAATATACTGCAAAACTTCATTCAGGTAATCGTTTCCGGTCTTCATCGCATCATCGGCAGCGTGTAGTTTTTCTTTCAGTTGAGGCCGTTCAGATTCATTTGTCTGCTTGTTAACGAAACCGTATGAAGTCAGGTTGTTGTCAATGTTACGGATCAATCGGGCATAAACGAAATATGATATTGCCCGTTTCAATCCAGAGAAAACATATTTACGGCTGTCGATTTCGTAAACACCACCATCCAAAATTAATATCTGATCAGCGGTTAACGATGTTCCGGTCTGCGCCTCTGACAAATCAATATACATCTGTTCCCCTAAAATCGGCTTAACATCCAACTGTTCAGCTTCAGGGATATAGGTTTCAATTACCGTGTCCCTAAAGTTCGGTGTTATCGGTCGGCATAATGCCCGGATTTCAGTTGCCGTTGTCAGGTTGTCCATAGGTCAATGGTATAATTGAGTAATTACCGGATGGGTTAACCGGATTGACAAAGTTAGCGAAAATACGTGCGAATACCCGTTCAATTTCCAGCCGCTCTGAAACGGTGATGGAATTGTAATAAGTATAAGCATCCTGCATGGCCTGAAGTGTGAAACCAGTAGCAACTGATTCGGCTCTGAGAATAGGGGGTTGCAAAAATGGTTTACCGATTTTTACCTGCACCATTTCTGAAGATAGCTTCATTTCGTCAACATAGGTTGCAGTTATAAAAGGAACAAATTTAGGTTCGGCCTCGTCAAAAGCTGCAACTACATCGATAATTTTATTAGTGCTTTCATCACCCTGAAATTGTTTAAAATCTTCTGTAAAAGTATCCACTATCTTATTTCCGTATTCATCAACTCCTGGCCCGCCTTTTTCTGATGTTTTACGAATCAACATCCCGGCTGGCATGAAGTTCATCCGGGCGTTTCGGTACAGTACGTTGGATATTCCGGCCTCGGTTGATATGTCGGTTATGGCTGCATCGTAAATAGGTTTAGGGTACACCATATCACCATCAAGCGAATAGTATAAAACCTGACCTTTGTAGCGATCTACGCCACCTGCTGCCTCGATCTGAGCCTGAATAACAGTAGGTATTGGATTGAAAACGTCTATGTATTCAATGGTTGATTTTGATATGACTGTGCGCCTCCTTAACTTAGTCCAGTCCCGGTGTATTGCGATCTTGGTAACTTTACCAGAATCATCATCCAATCCCAAACGGCAATGCTCAAAAGGGATGTGGGTAACGTCCGTAATTTGTCCGAAAACATTAAAGTTAAAATGCAGTGCGAACCCACCATAATCTGAAACATCGTGCGTTACAAGCGATAAGCATTGATCACAGGTTAACCCCCGGTTGTTGATTACCGACTTGTAAAACACCGTATCGGCAAAGCCTTTGCCCTGTATGAATTTCTGATAAGTTGAAATACAGCCCTTTGCAGTTACTGAAGCATTGGTAACTGTCTTTACCCGTTGCGGATAGTCATTTCTCAGGCCGTACGTTTGAATGTCAAATTGTAGGCCATCCAAAACCTCTACCCTTTGTTTTTCAGCTTTTACGTTTGTAAGGTTCATCGAATCAAAGTTATTAAAAAAGGCTGGCCGATTGACCAGCCCCGGTAAAGGTTATCCGTTTATTCAGGTATTCGCTCAAACAGTTTCCGGCATCCCGGATTCAGCCTTAAATGATATTCAGCCAGTTCGTTGGTCAGGTTCTTATTCGTGCAGTTCTTTGACTTATTGCCAAATTCCTGCAACAGAACGCCACCACGTAACCGATATTGGCAGTTATACAAATCTTCAAAGTGCTGTTCGTCACGTTTCCAAAGGTTGTACAGTTCAAAATAAGCGTCTGAAACGCAGTTTGAACAGGTCTTAGGCATTGGTGAGTGCATCACAGCGTTATACAGCCTTACAATAGCATCGGTTTCATCCGGGTCTAACTGCCTCTGTATCGCACGTCTGGCAATATCATCCACGAATAAAGGCGCAAATCTCGACACTTCAGGCGGTTCCGGGGCTTTCACCTCCGAAACAGCCTTTGTTGTCTTTGTCTTTCTAGCCTTTGCCATGTGATTACGCTGTTACCAGTGCTTCGATCATTAACCTGGTTGTATCGACATCGGTTTTGTAAACCGTGATCGGTGTTGCCGGGCCGCCGATTTCCTTCAGCGATACTACCCATCCACCCATTGAATCCGGATCGTATTTCAGCGATGTAGCGGTTTCGCACTTCAGGCCAAGTTTAAAACCTGCGATCTCAAAAGTAGAATCGCCAGGTGTGCCGGCTTTCAGTGTGTTTTTGTATTTGTTCTCCCAGATCACCACAAAGCGACCGTTTGCAATACCTTCAATGTTTTCCTTTGTTTCCGGGTCATTGTCGAAAACAACAAAATTAAAGGTAGTTGCATAGGTATTTTTGAAACGCTTTTTCTCCATCTCGACACCTGCCCCTGAAAACGAATCTCCGATCTGATGTACAAGGTAAGCGGTTTTCCCGGCTTTCAGAACAATGTCGGTCAGCACGAATTGCGATGTACCATAAACGCAGGAATCAAAATCAATGTCATCCCGGTTAATGATGTACGCTACGTTTTCCAGTTCAGCTACAAGTGTATTTTCGCAATTTGCAGATATGTCCCTTGCAATTACGCTGTCACAGTTTGCCATATATGTTTTCTCCTATTTTTGATGGTTAAGATAAGGCCGGATCAACCCGGCCTGTACCGTTTAGACTGCGTACTGGAATAAGGTGTCGTCCAGAATCAAAACTCCGAACCTGTCACGTGCCAGCATTTTGGTGTCCTGATCATCGGCTGAAAACCATACCTGAAGTGTGGTAACGAGTTCTGAGTTCGGAGCGGCAAAGTTTAGGTTTTCTTTTGTGGTGAAAACTGCACGGTGCGGGTTGTTCCACTTTGTACCGTTGTTTTCGTATTCCTGAATGTAGGCATCCCACAAAGGAATCGGATAAATGTCAACACCTTTGCGCTGAAATTTTTTCATACCATTCATTCCGGTTTCCCACTGAATCTGGGTTGCAGGAATACCGGTTCCGGTTAGTCCTTTTTCGTAAGCATCAGCCACTGACTGTGTACATAGAATGAATTTGTTTGCGGCATTACGGAGTTTGATAGGTGCGCTGTAAATCATCGCATCAATAACGGCAATCCCGTCGGTAAACGCTGAATTTTGCAGGGCGTATGTTGCCTGAGCATTTGCAGCGATGTCGGTATTACGCAAAGGATCAGCTGCGATCAGTGCGGCCAGTTTCTTAAAGAACCCGTCACAGGTGGTAAACAGGTTTGCATTTTTACCGGCTGTGATTACACCACCCCCGGCAATGTTGGCTGCTGCTGTATCACCAAACCATGCCAACCTCCAGAACATACGTTTCAGGGCATCGGTCATCAGCGGTGAAAGAATGTCAGCAATTACAGTCCCGGTGAGGTCTGCGATCTCAGTACCCGGATTCAGCCCGTAGCGAGCTGCGGTTGTATCAAGGTCTTTGTAACAGATTTTTTCAGGTACTTCCCATTCACCAAGTACCCATGTTTTTTCAACAGAGGCGGCCTGTGAACTGTTAAATGTAGGTGCGCATGAAGTGCCACCTGCCAGACCTACCTCGGCAAATGCACCGATACCGTCCAGCTTATCGCCTGAGTGGGTATTCGGATTGAATGTGTGGAACTGGTTAAAATCACCCCCTTCGAGGGTTTCCAGTTTGATCAGCTCCCGAAAATCTTTTATGCCATCGTTGTTTACAACGAAATTGGCCCAGTTTATTCCTGTTGATGCCATTTTGTTTCGAGTTTATGGTTATTTCTTAGTTTTCTTTGCTTCGATTTCAGCCTTGCGCTGATTAATACGCTCCTGAACTTTTGATACAGGCGGTTCGTTAAAGTCCTGCTGACGGCCTTCAGGGAAATACTTTGATTTCAATCCCTGCAATTCAACATATTCAGCTTTTGCATCTTCAGTTACTTTCTTAGCTTCAGCCAGTTGTGTAGCCAGATCAGCAGCGGCCTGAGTATTTGCACCTTTCAGCGTTTCAATTTCCGCTTTCAAAGCATCGTTTTCAGCCTTCAAAGCATCCATTTCAGTTTCATCGCCTTCCGGTTCTGTGATTTCGGTAATGACACCGCCTGCAACGGTAATGACTTTGCCATCTTCCATCGTGAAAACACCATCCGGGCTGGCTGTGTCACCGACTGCCGGATCTCCTGTTTCCCGTTCAACTGTCAGAGTGTTTCCGGTTGCATCGGTAAGGGAAAGGTTAACGGCTTCAGGTGCAAGTCCAACGGCCTTTAACAGCCTTTTGAGAATTGTATCTTTCTTTGCCATTTCAGCTTTGAGTTCATCAATCTGTTTTGCTTCCATCTGTTGTTTAAATTTATTGTTAAAATCCTTTTTTGAGTTCGATATTGCTGGCAGGATTTCACCGACGAATCCCATCTCTAAAGCCTGTTGAGCGTTCAGAGTGGTTTCGGCATCCATCATTGATTTGAGTTGTTCACGGTCTGCCCCGGTATTGGCTACATAGAAATCAAGCAGCCTGTTTTCTTCTGCTTTCAGATCGGCTGCCATCTTTGCCAAGTCCTCCGCCCCGTATGAATCAGCTAATGTATATTCAGGAATATACGGGTTATGAATCATAACCTGACCGTATGGATAGATTTTGCGCCTGTCTTTTGGGGCTGACATCAGAATAACGGTTGCAATCGAAGCACAAAGCCCCTCGACCGTCATTGATACTTTTTTACCTGAGTGGGTTAATAGATCATGGCAGGTGTACCCCTCGGTTACAGAACCGCCCCGGCAATGCAATCTGCCGTCAATCTCTGAATCATCTGAAGCCTGTAAAAAATCGGTTAATCGGCTGGCTGAAAATACGTCCATTCGATCCCCAAAGAATCCAACAGCGTTGTTTTCATTTTCAATATCAGTATAAATTTTCAGTAATGCCATAACCTGTCAGGATTAACAGGTCAAAGTTAGGTTAGTGTGTAGCGGGTTTACTTGTAATGCGGTTTACTAATTT